GAGTCCGTCTGAATGTACGGACAAGCTCCCTACCATGCTTAAGCTTGCGCCTTCAGGTCTTCCTTTAGGATATGACCGTAAAGCGCTGACGTTAACATGGAGACCCGCGACACTGATAAGCCGCTAGCCTTGTCATCAACCCGTCGTACCCATTCATCTAATCTAAAAGGAGTAATGAACTCACCTTTAGGAGACCATCTGTAGCTAGTATCAGCTCTGGTCCCGAGACACAAGTACCTTAGGTACGCTTCTGTTTCAGAGGGGATGACCCCCTTCTCAGTGCGTACGTTCCAGCACATCAGTCTGTATTTAAATGATTGATGCCAACGATCCCATTTCCTCGATGTCTGACTTTTTGGTAATACAGAAAAGTCGGTCAGATCAGGAGAAAAAGGTGGACGTATGAAGCCCACCAAAGGAGTAACATTACAGACATATGGGAGTTTTAATTCCCACTTAGCCTCTATGTAATCCCTAAGGAATTTCGCAGTTTCGAACCTTCCACGATTATGGTGTAGGCTCTCAGCTGCCAGCAAGGATGCCAATCTCTTAGCATCTGATGCATCGGTTGAGGAAAAATGAGTGTATTTAATATACACGGGAGTAATGTCGACGCCTTTATAAGCGTGACATCCGCAAGACTCTCTAAAGAATGACTTAGAGAAACTCTTCGATTGGTTGATCTTCATACCAAATCGAGGAAGCCATTTGTAAACGAGTTGTACACACGATGACGGTAAAACAATGTCGTCACCATATACACTAACCCTTTCACAGAGTCCTGTTCTTTCTGCATACGATACGTCCGTGCGATAAATCAAAATAATCGCTCTGATCAAAAAATAATGGACCAGGGACATCATCGGAAAGCATACAGCAGATCCCATAGGGGCAAATTTCTTCGCCTTTATGAATCCACCGTAAAAGGCCCATGGCGGAGGCTTAATTCTTTTTGTAGAAACCGCCATCAACGCATCACGGTATTTCGGAGTACATTCTGTCATATGCCACACAAGACATCGTGCGATTCTGTCAGATGCCTCCGATTCATCTATTGTCGCATCTTCGCGATTGATAGATGCCTGAAGTGCTAAATCTCTGTGCACTTGCTGGTCCCTAATGGGAATACCTCTTGAAAAGTGTTTCTCAATTTGTGCGTATAACTGACGCCTAAGCGCCTGTTGGAAATACTGGACCTCATTTGCTTCCTTACATATACCGCGCCATTTTACAAATGTTTTCGGAACTAATAAATACTCCGAATGCGGTTCATCCACAGCGTCTTTATGAAGCTGTTCGTAATCTCGCGACTTGATCGCCTCTTGTGTATCCCATGGAGTCGGTTTAAACCAACTCTCATATGGAAATACTTTAGCAAGAGACTTGTACACAACACTAGGCGCGTATCTAGCGTGTTTCGCAACGTTGCCAACCGTAGCACCAGGGCCAGGTCGGGGTATGCATTCACTACCTTCAATCTCGAGTCCAGTAGCAAAGTCACACCACTGAGAAGAAATAGAGCACATTATCGGCTCTAACTCCGGTTGATACAAGTAATCTGAATGTATTTGGCCGAGCTCCTCGTCAACTTTAACAAAGTCATCGAATTGTTGCTGATGACGTACAGTATCAGGAATACCGCGAAGCTTTTTAAAACTTGTGGATACGTTGTAGATTGCATCCATTGCAGCAGCCTGATTTTTTGCATTATAGTCCTTTTCGTTCAACACGATTTCGAATAATCTGCGGCAAAACCGCGGGTAATTCGTTCCCTTTTGTAATTTAAAACTGGGAAAGGATGCTTCGCCGTACTCTAGAAGGTCTAACAGACCAGTCATGAGTTGCGGTAGAGCATCAGTGATGAACGCCAACCCCTCGTTAATTAATCGCCTATTAAAACATTCGCGATCACGAGTGAAGTCAGCAGAACCATACAACAAATGCAACAGGTTATGAG